GCCGACTCAACCAGTACACCTTGATCCTTGTAAAAATCAGCCTCTACGCTGAGGGATGCAAAGTGTTCCTTTCGAGCACGCGCCTTTTGGAAGTCAGGTAGTGCGTCGGCAGCGGAAAAACTCGAGGGCTGCGCAGCCTGCAAAAACGGCGGCGAAGGTTCGGGGATCGTAGTGCTGAAACCGTCTTTGACCTGCCGCTCACGTTCGTGACGGGCGACAACGCCGACCTTGCTAGGGTCTGAAGTTTCTTTGATGAGGGATTCTGTCGCATATACATCGACGCGTTTCCCATCCGGCGCCATCACCAAACGCCCGTTGTCTTTCAGCCAGGTGATGGTGCTGGGCGCCTTTCCAATTCGAGCAGCGAAGGCGCTTTTCGATAGGTAGAGAGGCTCAGTCATAGGTAATTTTTCAGTCCTTTTTCAATGAGATTTCAGTAATTGAAATTTCAGTAACTTTTCAGTGCTCGCAGATACCGAGTTGCGCGGGTTTCCGACCCCGTACCCTATGAATACCCCCAGGGGCCCCGGCGGTTTCAGGCTTGGCCACCGCCATTCGGCGGAACCTCGCACACACCGAGTCGCTTGGCTGCCCAGCGTTCGTACAATCCAATGGCAACATCCGCACCGGCCATTGCCGTGAGACAACCCAAAGCGCCTGCCGTCCAGAGCGACATACCCGCCGCGATCATCAGCATCATGGCCGAGACTCCGCAGACGATGCAGGCCCCGGATCGAAGCGCAAGCCGACGCATCAATGCCCAGCCCCGAGCACCATCCTTGTCTGCTCGCCACATCTCACCGGACACGCCGCCGACTAGAGCCAGGACGATCACTAACCAGATCGGCATTTCTGCCAACGCTTGCTGCTCATTTGTCATGTTGTGCCTCAAGTGAAGGAGCACGCCGAACACAAAAAGGAAAACCCCGCCGGAGGGCAGGGTTTTCAATGTCGCGGCATACGCCAGGACGAAGTGCACAGCACGTGCTCGGTGAAGCGCCAAGGCGCAGAATCCATATCGTGGGGACTTTTTACCCCTTGAGTACGGAACCGAAAAGGGGGCATTTTCGGTTATCCAACTTGACGCAACTTTGACGCAACTTTGAGGAGACTTTGAGGTAAAGCACCCCGACCAACGGTCAGCCACTTACGTGCATCCGTACGCTCGGCCAGCACCTCAAAGAGTCGCACATGAAGTCGGTGCACAAGATCGTAGTAGGTTTGCTTCGCCTTGGAGACGTACCCCAGTTCGTGCATCTGCGCTGCCCATGTCGGTGCAGGGTCAAAGCCATAACGCATAACCGCCAACTGTTGCAGCCTTTCACCCCGACCATCTTGCCGGGCTATCTCGGAAAGGGCGGCGCCAATTTCCTGCGCAACTGCATCTGGTCCCGCACCACCGCCGAGAAGGATCCGAGAACCGGGTGTGCCCCGCGGCGCACAACCGCCCCACTCCATGATCGTCGCCATCGGGCTACCCATGCCTCCGGCTTCACCGCCGTGTCGGCATTGCTCGCCCCAATGTTTCAGCAATAACTCCATCGCCTCAATCATTGCCCTGCCCCCGTAAAACCCAACCCGACACAGAAAATCCGCAACCCGACACAAACCCCACACAGACAAATCCCTTTAAATTCAATGCTTCAATCAAACTTGAGTTGAGTGTGTTGGGTTTGTTGGGTTTATCAGTCTTCGCATAAGAAAAAATTCCTGCCGTTGAATTCGTTGTAAAGAACGTCATGCATGCGCGTGCGCGACACAAAACCCAACACACCCCACACAACACCCGCGAAGGCATGTAATTCGGGCACTTAAATTGTGTGGGGTATTCAAAATCAACCCGACACACACACAACACACCCAACACACTTTTGAAAATAGTCATGCTGCAAGCGCCTTGATGTGATCCCAGCTGTCCACGTGCCAGCCCGCCAGCTTGGCCTTCGCCCGCCAGTTCTCCACCTGCTTGCCCAGCTCTGCCGCCTTGAGTGATGGGGGCGGGGAAGCATCCAGATCCACAGGAAAGAAAAACGCGCCGAAGCGACGGTTGTTCCCGTCAGTCCAAGGTATCGCCCGCGACTTATCTACCTCGGAGCTGATGAACAGAGAGAACTTGGTTTGACTCATCACGTGTTCTTTGTTGCGCTGGCACCATTCGAGAAACAACGAATAGAGGTCGGTCGATAGACACGGCCCCCAAAGCCCATGCCCCAGCTCGCTGTATTTCCACAAATGCAAGAATGTTTGCCAGCCGGCCCGACTCAAGGCCACCAAACGCTCACGTGCTTCGGTCGATGGCGGTCGCGTGCGCTGGTTGAAGTCCCCGAGATCGACCGAGAGTAACCAGCCGTAGAGCGCCGCCACCCCACCCTGCTCCAGTTCACGACCAATCGCCTTTTGCCTTGCGACTGGCAGGGTCTCCATAGGCCACATGACCAGCATTCGTCGATCACTGTCGCTGATTGGCCACGGAAGAATCTCGTTGCTGAGAAACACCGCATTCATATGGTTGGCTTCTTCCCAGCCATTAATGAATTTCGACTCCATCCGCACCGTTTTACCAGTGATCAAGTGCTTGATCTTGCCCACCTGGTTGTAACGTTGATCGCGACTGACCACCTCTTCAAAGACCGACCACAATTTGCGGCTTTGCCACGCGTTGAAACTGCTTTCTAACTGCGTCTGACCAACAGTCGCCGCGTATTGGCCGTAAAGCATGCCGAGCGCGTCTGCGAACAAAAGGCTCTTGCCCGAACCTTCCATGATCGAATGCATCAACACAGCGGTATCCATCTTGGCGCCCAAGTGCTGCAGCGGATACGCCAGCCAGCGAGTTAACCAGTCGGTTGCCGCCCCATCATGATTACAAAGAAATGAGATCAGCCAACGCAGATTGGAACACGCTGCATCATCCCTGACTGGCTCAAGCGGCAACCCGTCAAAGGTATTTATGTACACCGCAGGATCCTTCGTCATGGTCGGATCAAACACGATGTGCTCAACATCGACGGTGCGGCGCTCACTGCTGTTTAACCACAACGGATAGGTGTCCCCCAGAGCCATCTTCACCGCGCCCTCGGCTATGCGCCGTTTCTTTTCGCGATCCCAAACGTCTTTGGTGCCATCGATGTAAACGTAGCGATCGGTTGGAGACATCCCGAATGCGCCGCCTTTCTTCCCAGCCATACGGCGCGCCTGTTCAATGTCCCGAACATGGTCGTCTGAAATCAGCCTCTTTCCGGTATCGTCCAACCAAGCTTTGGCTAGAGGCTTGCCCACGCGAGCTTCGAAGGCGGACTTCTTCATTACCTTCGATTGGTCGCAATCCCACACATGAGTGGTGCCCTCAACGAGCGCAAAACGACGAAGTATGTGATCCAGCGTTATCACCTCCCCCGCCCCCCCATTTGGAGCAGGAGCGACCTCACTGGACAGACATGTGTCGTTGGAGATCGGCCCGCTCAATTCACCGGATGGGGTCGGGGGAAGATCATTCGTATCTGGTCGGGCAGCGTGCTGCATGCCCAACATTCGCGCAGCATCCTTCACAGCCTTCGACTGGTCGCCGCCGTGCTCGAGTAAGCAGAAAACTTCAAAGGCGTCGTTCTGATGTCCGTTCGCGAGAGGGTCAGCACCGTGGTGCGAGTAAACCTTGCCCTCACTGATCGTTACCCCTGGCAGACTGGTGCTGCTTTGAGGGTACAGCCATTTATTGCCTCGCTTGGTGTACCCATGGGCGCGAAGAAGCTCCGCAACATCGTGACAACGGTTGAATTCATCAATCACCGAGGGCCGTTTGCCGCCATCGAGTGCAGGACGCTTTGGGGCTTTGACCGGTGGCTTCGGTGGTGCAACCGCCCATGGGCAAGCAGCTTCAGCATCTCGCTTAAAAAACTCCCAATTCTGCCAAATGGTAAGCAACTCGTGGGTCAGTGTCGGCAACCCCGCAGTAGCACTTGGTGCGGTTTTCCAGATATAGGGTTTGCCGGTTCCGGGATGAATCGAGGGTGGGAATACGTCTTGCACCAATCCCGCACGTAATTCAAAGACCGTGAAGCGTTTGAACGGCTCGGCTTCGGCTCGTGCAGCAGCTTCTCCTGCTATATCACCCTGTTCTTTCGCGGCCTTGGCCTTGTCCATCAACCCTTTGAAAATCGTACCGTCAGGGTCTTTTTCATTCGGCCATGAAAGTGAGTGACGCGTGAGTTCGACGCCTTCCGGCACTTTGAACACCACCCGGAATCGCAGCGGATTCCCGACAATGGTTGGGAACACCACTGCCATCGCATCAAGATCAAGGCCCAACAGTTCATACAGAACGTGTCGCGTCCATTGAACGTCATCAACATCCAATGAACAAACGCGGCTCGGCCCCAGCACGACGCCAAGGTTGTGATTTGGGTTTCGTTGCCAGAACGCCTCGGCCGTGTCGGCGTCGGTGATATAGCCTCCGGGCTTATTCCACCCTAGGCCTTTCGGAGCCTTTTCACTTGGATCAATCGATACGAGTGCCAAGTCAAAAGTACTGATGTAACGCTTTGCCCATGTAGCGATGGCTGTTCCGTTGCCCGATTTACTCATCGCCGGGCCTCCCGCAACTCCTGACAAGAAACGCAGGTCTCGCAACCTTCAACCTTCTGCTGTCGAAGCAACGGGATTGGTTCGTCGCAGTCGTCGCAGAACTGCGCGCTAACGCGGCTCGATGGCATGCGGCGACTGCGATGAATAGCAACATCAAGCAGGTACTGCGCCTGCTCGTTTGCACGGTCGATATCATCAGCCATTGATGCGATCCTCCATTGCCTGACGAGCACCCGCCATGATGCCTAGGACTTCGCGGATCACATCCATACCATGCTTTTCGAGGTCTCTCACTTCGTGAAGCTCCCAGACGTTATCGGCGGCGCCGTCATGCATTGCTGCCACGAACTCCCCCGTCTCGCCGAGCAGCTTACCTACAGCTTTCAACGCATCGCGTGTTGCCGGAACTGGCACCGGTCGGTACCAAACCGCGCCCGCTGGACGCACCAATGCATCGAGCAAGCGTGGGTCACCGGTCAGCCTGATAACTTCCTCAAGCTCATCCGGGTTCAGCCAGCGACGCTCCTCATCAAGCTTAAGTTTTTTTTGAAGGGTGTCGTTGTCCAACACCATGTCAAAGGCAAGGGCGGTTATTCCGCCCTTGTAGTCACGACCAGCGCGATAAATCGCCTGGCGTAGTGGAAGCACCGGCCCCGCGTCCGGCAATAGATCTGTACGACTCATAAACCGTAAATCCCCTATTTACGGTGTAGCCATAGCTCAGGGTAAACCCTATCCTACGACCACGACCGATGTGCATATGCTGTGTATCGTCGTAGCTGGGCTGGGGGATTCTTTGGTGAGAGGCCCCAGCTCAGCACCTTTTAAGCGGCCGACTTAATATCACCCGCTTCTTTCTCTTGGGTGTATAGGCATTCGATTGCCTTACCCGTTACGTACCGAACATCTGCACCTTTCGCGGCGCGATTGATGGTCGGCTGAGTTGTTCCTACGCGATCTGCAATAACTCTTTGGGAAAAACCAGACCGTAGTAGCTCCGCAAGCATTTCTTGGATAGTCATATCATTCACCGATGCGCTTTCGCATTGGTCGCCACAATACACAAACGTATTGAATGATTCAATACACTCGGCGATACGTTTTTGAATCAAGGCAGACAAAAAGTGATCGGAGACCGCATCGCTCAACGCATGCAGGAATTGGGACTTTCAGAAGGCGAGCTCGGCCGTCGCTCAGGCGTTCCCCAACCAACGATTCACAGAATTGTGACGAATGCGGTAAGCAGCCCACGCCATGAAAATGTCGAGAAAATAAGTAAAGCGTTGAAGGTCAGCAGCAACTGGCTTTGGAAGGGCGGCGAACACAAAGATCCGACGGTTGAACAGGACGCCCGATCAGCGAATGAAACCAATGTTGAACCTGGGCCAGCAATTAAAGGCTATGTCCCTCTTATCTCATGGGTTCGGGCAGGCGCATGGTGTGAAATTGAAGACGTGAGGACGCTTGATGACGCGGAGATATGGCTCCCATGTGCCGCGTCCCACAGTAGCCAAAGCTATGCACTTAGAGTACGCGGGCTCTCAATGTTTAATCAGCATGAGCGCCGATCCTTTCGTGACGGAGACATCATCTTCGTTGATCCCGCGAAAGACGCAGAAAATGGTTCTCTTGTGATTGCAAAGTTAGTGGACAGCCAAGAAGCGACGTTCAAGCAATTAGTAATGGAAGGCAGCCGGCGGTTCCTGAAGCCATTAAATCCAGCATGGCCAGAGCCAATCATTGAGCTGGGTGCTGACGCCATCATCTGTGGGGTAGTTTTTTCGAAGCTCGAAATTTTCTAGTAAAATAGCTCAAACAAAACCTGCAGATATGCGGGTTTTTTTTGCGCGCCTCACAAATCAATTCAAATACGTATTGACTGAATCAATACGCATTTGTATCGTTTGCATCGTTATCTCTCACCAAAGAGTTCGAACATGCAAACCACACATCAACGCCGCACCCCCTGCCCTGTTTACCTGCATCCTACTGCATGCAGCAGTCGCGCCTCGGTTGAGCACTTACAGCTGCGCACGGGGCGTCTCGTCATCAGCAATCCATCGGGCCGAACCGCCGCTATCAAGCCAGTCTTCATCGCTGATGCGTCCGAAGCCGCTAGTGGGCCAATCGGAGACGATGCAGCATGAATAGCTACCTCATCCCCCTAGCTAAACAAGACCTATTGCATCACATACTCCAAGTTGGTGGTGGCGCCGTGTGCCCTCTTCATCGACTAGAGCAAACCATCAATGCAAGCTTTGATGTAGAGCTCACTCAGGACAGCGCAGTTGTCAACGTTGAACTGGGAGGTCATACCGGCGAACTGACCCTCAAGCGGTCGGATCGAGCCAATCACCTGCACCTGCGGGATTTCATTCAGGACATTGCTAACGGTCGAATTGAATCTGCTCAACCCGCACCACCTGAGCAGTCCGGCCGACTGGCGCAGATTGATCGAGCGCTCGCGGACTCGGAAGCATTGCTTGACCGCGTTCGCAAACTAATCGCCGCATGAGGACTGCGCCATGAACCGCACCCTCGACGAATCAGCCGCTTTGCTCGGACTCAAGCCTCGCGCCTTCCGCATCAAGTTACGCGAGCTGCGCATTCTCAACAGCAGCGGCGATCTAGCCAGCCAGCACCGTGATCGCGGCTATCTGTATTCGGATCCGCGCAGCACCGTAATTCCGACCCTCAATAAGTGCCGTCATTACTCCGTGGTGATGGTGACGGAAGAAGGGATTGAATGGCTGGCCAAGAAACTTGGAATCCTCATTACCAAAAAGGACGCCGCTGCATGAAAACCAACAACCTCAATGTCTACACGCAAGCCCTCGGCGCCCTGAAGCTTATCCCGATCTACTTGAACTGCCCGGGGGTAGTCAGCCGCGCAACGCTCGTTGGCGCTTCGACGGAAGCCATCCAATTACTTGAAAGCATGCCCGTACTTAGCAGCGAATTAGCTGAGGTATTTCGCTGTGTCAATAACGTAATCCTTGACGGGCAAGTCGCCTACGTTACACCGACCAACTCGCCTGAATTCCCATTCGGGGCTGTAGTAGCTGACGCAAAGGGCAACATCTGTGCGGCTGCAATGGGCAAAAGTAAAGAGGGCCTCGCCGAGCTGATTCGCCTCAAGTTGCTACCCCCATCAGAGGGGTTCGGGGAGGAGGCAGCGTGAGCACCACACTCGAACAGCTTCGGCGCCAATTCGCAACTCCGTGCCCGTCGCTGGCAGTAGTTCGCGAGCACTACTTCTCGCATATCCGCACCGACCGCTACCTGCTAACCGAAATCAAGAAAGGACACATCAAACTGACGGTCAAGCGTCTGCACGACTCGACCCGGGCAAAGCCAGTAGTTTACCTGCATGACCTAGCCGACTACCTCGACACCCAAGCGCAGTCGGCTGCTGCCTGACTTAACGGAAGACCCTGCCGACCAGTGGCAAACAACCTGCACCAAATATCGTACCTATGGAGGTCGCATGAACACTCTTTTCCTGTTGATGGCCCAGTACAACGGGCAAGCGGTCATTCCCCTGGATCGCGTCTGTGCGGATTACATGAACTTAACTGTCGAAAAATTTAAACAAAAACGTCTAGCTGGCGAGATCGACATTCCGGTGGTTCGCATGGGCGCTAATAGCCAGAAGGCTGGACTGGGTATCCACCTAAAAGACCTTTCCGCCTACATCGATCGACAGCATGAGAAAGCAGCAAAAGAGCAAAACCAACTGATGGGGAGAGCGGTGTAATTGGTACATTAAGCCCCCAAGTCGCCATGCTCGAGGGGGTCGCTTTTGGCTAATAGTGGGCAGTCGCCGCAGTAGGCTGTCCATTGCTTAAGAGGTCAGATGAATGAGCGCTCGTTCGCCACGAGCGGATAGCATCTGCGCAACGAGTACTACTGACCTTTCAGCAAATGCCGTTGCGTACCAAACCCCGATCAGCATGAATTTCCCAGCGGCGAGCAGTCCGTGGCATCCTTGGATAGCTCACCAAGGTCTGTTACCGCTGATAGCTCAGCCAAAGGATGAATAGTGAAGTACTACATTGAAGTAGCAGTGAATGATGGTGTATCCAGTACTGAGCGCGGGACGCTACTTGAGCGTTTCGCGAAGAAATTCTTGGAGTGCTTGCACCTTTCTGTAAAGCAACAGATTAGGCTTACAGCCTCTGAAGTTGACCTTTTGGCAGAAGATCAACAAACAGCCGAGCAGCATTTTGTTGAATGCAAGGCGTATAGGTCTAATATCAGCTCAGAAGTACTGCAAAAATTACTAGGCAATGTATTTTTCAAAAATTACTCAAGCGGCTGGTTGATTTCAACGTTCGACTTAAGCAAAGATGCAAAAGGCTTCGAGTTAGAATGGAATCAAAAACCGACAGAGGAGAGGCGCCGACTTCGGATTTTCACTCCTGAGACTCTAATTCCTCGACTAATATCTGCCAAAACGATTGTTGATCCTTCGAAACTATTAATCGATCTTCATAAATTCAAAATAGGGAGCGAGGCTACATTATCGATTACATCAAAGGGAGAGTTCTGGGCAATACCAGTCATTGATAAAAACACTCTTATCCCCAACGCATCCCTTATTTTTGATGCTGCTACAGGTGCAGCGATTTCGAGTAAAGATGTGTTCGATTGGTTCGCAACTACTGATTCAACAATATGTCTGCCGTGCATTTCAGAAGACAAGGCCTCTGAAAACTCAGCAGCTTCGAAGCTCAAGATTGAGCTCGAAAGTATTGTTCGCGTCCCTATGGCAGATCATTGGGCGGACTATCGACCTGCACGTCCAGAAGATTATGTCGGACGCGAAACAATTCTTACGGAAATATTCGGATTCTTCGATAAGGTGCGCTTTGGGAAAACCACGACGCGACAGATTGCACTTAAAGCTCCTTCAGGCTGGGGCAAAAGCTCTAGCGTGTTAAAGATAGCCGCCAAGGCATCAAATCAGCGCTATCGCAACAAGTACTTTGTGTTTACAGCTGACTCTCGCGCCGCGACTACAAAACGATTTCCTGAGCTTGCTGTAATCTCTGCCATTAAGGAAGCAGCTAGGACTGGGTTTCTTAAAATAAGAGATCAGATTGCTTTCGGCAGCACCGCCAACTTATTTACAACCGAAATTATGGACACAATTGCCCAGCAGCTTCAGCGCGAGTCGAAGATGATATGCATCTTTTTCGATCAGTTTGAAGAACTTCTGTACAAGGCAGACTTGGTCGAAATATTTGAAGAAGTTAGAAGACTATGCTCCGCATTGGAGGAGGCGCAGATAAATCTAGTAATCGGCTTTTCTTGGAAAACAGATGGTGTCATTCCGACTGAGCATAATGCTTATCATATGTGGCACTCGCTAGCTGACCGTCGATTCGAAATTGAGCTGCCACCTTTTACCGAGCGAGAGGTGTCACTTGCAATTAATCGTTTTGGAAGTGAATTGGGTCAACCCGTTATCCCTCAGCTTCGTCGACTGCTCCATGATCACTGCCAAGGATTTCCTTGGTTGCTTAAGAAGCTGTGTGTCCATATTTTAGAAGCAGCCAAAGGTGGTGTGGAACAGATCGACACCTTAAACAGATCAATGAATATTAGTACCCTATTTCAAAAAGATCTCGACGGACTTAATTCGCAAGAAATAGGGTGCATTAAACAAATTGCGGCTCAATCACCTGCAGAATTTTTCAAAATAGCTCAGAACTTCGGCGACGAGGTGGTTTCTAGGTTGGTTGATAGGCGTTTAGTAATACGAAGCGGAACAAAGCTCACGTTGTATTGGGATATTTTTAGAGATTACATCTTAACAGATCGAATACCCTATATCCCGGTAACGTACATACCTCAGATTGATTTTAGTCGGTATGCTCGAGCACTAAAACCGTTGCTTGCATCTGACAAAATGACCTACAAAGAGCTGAGCCTCGTTATGGATTTAAGCGATGGCGCCACGGACAATATTGTCAGAGACATGGTGAATATCGGTCATGTGGAGGCCAGCCGTAAAGAGGCTCAAATAACTGCTGCATTTCATACAGAAACAGAAGCCATCAGCATAATGTGTGACTTCTGGAAGTCACATGAAGTATTCCGTAGATTGCGCTCATCCAGAACGGATACACTCTTATTTAGCGAGGAGGATTTTTTAGAGATATTTCGTGAAACCAATCGTAGGAGCGGTTTAGTTCCTAGCACTCTAAGAACCTATGGGAATCGCGTGTTAAGGTGGCTTACGGGTGTAGGAATGGTCTACTCCCAAGACCACAATTACGTGATATCTGTCGGAGATAGAGATCTACTGTCATCTTTAGATGATATAATTTTTCCCAAGGTTGCTAACGGCTCTATATTTGTCGGCTCCGCTCCTCCAGGGAAAATTTGCGAAGTTATTGCTGATATTTTAACCGGAACTTTTTCCAAGCAGGATTTAATAAATAAATACAACCCCAACACCTACGCATGCCTTCAGCAATTAAAAATATTCGATAAGCGACTCAACTCCACTCAAAACATACCTGCCGATGATATCCCTAATTTTTTAGCCGGAGTGGCTTCAAAAACATCTAGCCTTGTCAAGGCTGAAGTAATCGTTGAGGGAAATCCTGGTATCAAAGGATTGGAGCTAGGGCACGAACTTGGAATAGGTTTAGGAGTTGAATGGACAGACCACACCAAGAAACGTAACGGAAATGCCATAAAAGTATGGCTCCGATGGACACAACAAGTTTTTGCCACTACTCATGGATTACGCTGACTTCATATAACGACACGGAAGGAAAATGCACCGAGTATCCGCTTCAGTGAGAAGCAGGCGCTGGCGAGCGTTTGATTCTCACTGAAAGCCACCCTTGATAATGGCGCCTTCTGGTCGATTACTGTCCATCATAAACGACCGCTTCGGCCATAACCTGCCAATCGGATAGGGATACTGTTTAGCAAGCGATATTCAATCCAAGCTATGAGCAAGATTAACTAATGTTATATAACCTTTCATAGCATCAAATTCAGAATAAAAATCCTGGGATAATCGATACATGTATTCCAAACGTCCTCCTCCGTCATTCATTGACGCCCGAGCGACCTCTTTACCGCCATGGTACAAATTTAAATGATTAATGAAAATATCATGAATCGACTCATTTGAGGCTCCAAAATATAAAATCTGACCGGGATATCGTCTTTTTATTTCTTGCATTGTGGCGTGAGTGTTGCCAGCGAGTACCTGATCGTACAGATCCGGAGCTTCATCTTTTAGAAAAACTAAATAAGCAGCCCAAAAAAGATGAAAGCCTCCTTTAGTATTACAATTTGAACGCACAGCATCAATCTGCATCAATATTTTTTCGAGCTCTCTCAGCTTCGACTTAAAAGTTAACGCAAGAGCCAAGATCAGTACTTGATATTGATTAAGTTTATTTGAACCCTCAAGAACAGCTCTGTCATCAGCTGGAACCAGTGATTTCCCAAACACGTCAATACCGGGTGTAGAAGTTACCAATATTTGGAGACCAATTAGCTCTTCATCGTAATTCGAACAATTGGCTTTCACCCAGGCGCTCAGATCACTATTGTCAAGAGTGAATTCAGCATCAAAAAACCGTTTCAGATATTTATCGGATGCGAACCCTGCGCCGTAAACGGCCTTTATTGAGTGACCGAGCTGTTGCGTGTCCGTTGCAATAATAAACTTACAACCCCTCACGTCGAAAAGATGTTTTATACGCTCTAACAGCTCAATCGCAAATATCGGCCTACACCGATCCAACTCGTCAATAAATATGTAAACAGGTTTAGTTTCAGCACTTACGCCACGCGCACCCGAGGATAAAAGTATAAGCTCATGAAAAACAGTTTTAAATTCTGCAACTAACGCAATTGTTTCTTTATTTTGCTCTATCAATTTCTCAACCGCTTTTTCAGCAGCGTCTGCGACAGCATCTCCATCAGCTAACTCCGAAAGCAAACCCACGTCCAATCCGGTGAATTTTTTTACCACCCCTTTTGCTAGAGCAGGTGTCGCTGCTATCAACGTTTTCGCTGCTTTACTCGTAAAGTTTCGAATAACATCTTCAGCCCCCTGTAATGGGCCAATTACGTCATGTAACTGATTTTTGATGGCCGCAACCAAGGCTACGAACGCATCGCCTGAAAAATCTGTCTCCCATGCATTAAAATAAACGCATGCCCTGTCTGGACTCTGCTGCGCCACCCAATTTTTTAGAAAAAATGTTTTTCCAGAGCCCCAAGCAGAATTTACGTTTAAAACTTTGATTTTAGGCGTTGCATCCAGATAATCAGTAAGAAATTTGGCGACTCCTCTTCTATTCATTTGATCCTGAGACCATGGTTCACCTTCAATAAAAGCCTCCATCTAACTTTACCCCCTTCCCCACAAACTTATTATGCCCACCACAGTGACGGCAATTTTCAATAGTATATTAATTTAAATAACACGCATTAAACTATCTGTTTTGCTTGCTCATGCACTACAACGCGGTAACCCGACAGCACCTGCTTCAACCATTCCCAGCCCGCGTACTGATCTCCTCTCCCACGCAGATGGGTGTATCGCCGAAGCGAATTCCAGTCCCTGTGACCTGAAACACTCGAAACCCTCGGAATGTCCCAATCCATCTCAAACAGCCGGCTCACCCCTTCATGCCGCAAATCATGAAAATGCAGATCCTCAATCTCGAGCATAGGACACGCCCGCGTGAATGAGGCCGATACCGACTTAGCGTTGTAAGGGAATATCTCTCGCTCAACCTTGGGCATGCTTTGCAGAATTGCCCAAGCTTCATCGGGTAGATGACACCACACGTCATTGCCAATTTTCTGGCCGGGGTTCTTCATGTCCCGAACCAGCACCGCTTGCCGAGGGCAGTCGAGATCATCCCAACGAATTCGCGTGATCTCCTCCTGCCGGCGCGTTGAGAAAAGCGCAAAGGCGATCACCTTCGGCATGTCGATCTGGGGTTTGCGACGCTCCTGCATTTCAAAGAAGTGCGCCATAAGCTTGTCCAACTCCTCGAGCGTCGGCCGGCGGTTACGCTCTTTGCTCTTGCTCACCATGCCTAGTTTGCGCAACACCTTTCTGGCATCAGACATGGCCAGCGGATCTACCTCATAGCCCCACGCCGGACGCGCCACTGACAACACCGCCCCTAAGTGCGAGAGATCGTTGCCGACCGTCTGCGCCTGAACGTCGCCGCCCTCTTTACTCATGCGCCACTGTGCAAACTCCACGAGCTTCTGACTGGTCAGCGCAGAGTCGTCTAGATCACCTAACCAGGTATCTTTGATCGCATTGAGTGTTGAATTCTTTGTCCTACCCAACGGCCGGATCTTTTCGTACTCGTCTAAGTACTGCTCGATCATCTTTCTGATCGTCACACCCTTGCGGTTCGCTCGCTCGATTGCACCAGGCTCGGCCAGCTCCGTCTCACGCCGCTTGATCCATGCCTGTGCGACTTGCTTACGGTCGAAGGTTTGGCTTTCCTGATAAACTGTGCGCCCATCCCGATTGATCCGTATCTGCGCCGTGTAGGCCGTCGAATTGTCCTTGCGCTTGCGTGATGTGATCGTACCCATTTCCAGTTGCTACATTGCCGAATTCACTTGCTACATTGTAGCAACCGACTTTGAAAAACAAGGAAAAATGGGTAAAAACTGCTGTATAAAAGATCAGTATCAATGAATCTCGAAAAACCTGAAGCCCCTGTAAACACTAGCTTCACCCGCTCCGAGCCGGCTCGCCGCTTCAGCGTGGCCCCGATGATGGATTGGACCGACCGTCACTGCCGCTTCTTCCTACGCCTCCTGTCGAAGAACGCCCTGCTCTACACCGAAATGGTCACCACCGGCGCTCTCCTCAACGGCGATCACGAGCGTTTCCTTCGTCACAACGAAGCCGAGCATCCTTTGGCGTTGCAACTCGGCGGTAGCGTCCCCCTCGACCTGGCCGCCTGCGCACGCATGGCGCAGGAGCACGGCTACGACGAGGTAAACCTCAACGTCGGCTGCCCAAGCGATCGCGTACAGAACAACATGATCGGCGCCTGCCTGATGGGTCACCCACAGTTAGTGGCGGATTGCGTCAAGGCCATGCGTGACGCGGTGTCAATTCCAGTAACGGTCAAGCACCGCATCGGCATCAATGGTCGCGACAGTTACGAAGAGCTGTGCGATTTCGTCGGCACCGTCCGCGATGCCGGGTGCACGAGTTTTACCGTGCATGCGCGGATTGCGATTCTGGAGGGGTTGTCGCCGAAGGAGAATCGCGACATTCCGCCGTTGCGTTATGACGTGGCGGCGCAGTTGAAGGCGGATTTTCCGGAGTTGGAGATTG